TAGCTTATTTACCTGCTTTAGGAATAAAAAGTATATTACAAGGTGATTTTATGTTTGATAGTGATGATGTAGATACACAAAATATAGAAGATAAACCTCATTATACTTTTAAACCAAATACAATTAGATATGCTGTTGAAGCAAATTCTGATTTAGGTAAAAAAATAAATACGGCTAAAATAGGAATAATATTTCATACAACTTATGACGATTTAAGTGGAGGAGGAGCATCGTTTGGAGTAGATATAAGTGGATTAAATAAATCAAACAACGTTTGGTTTGATGATGCTTATTTTAAAGATGATACAGGTGTTTTACTAAGTGATGAAGAAGAATCATTTGTATTAGAAAAAATTAAAGAAGCAGATTCAATAAATGTAGATTATACAAATTTACCTCTATCTAGTTTAAATACTTATCTTAATAGTGAAATAAGACAAGGTGTATTTTTACAAAACCCAATAAAATCCTTTGAAAACTTTAAAAATTGGTATCAACAAGCTGTTGATAAAAGTATAGAAAAAGTTAAACGACCAGAAACTAAAGAAAAGAAAAAACAAGCTGGAGAACAAAAAATTAAAGAATTTGATTCTCAAAAACAAGATATAATAAATATATTTAAAGTAAGTAAATCACTTTCTGAAGCAAAAGCTATATTTATAACTAAATATGATAAAGCTGTATCAACTAAACATTTTATTGATAATGGGGATGGTACTTTAAGTGTAACCAAAGCAGAAGGATTTGTAGCAGTTGATCATACTGAAAACGGCATCAAATTAGTTGACAGATTAGAATTTAGTAGAAATAATTTTAACGCAGGAAAACCAGGGGCATAATGAGTAAAATAGATGAAGATATATGGATAGGACCTTGGGGTAAATCAAGTTATAAACAAATGAAAGAAGAAAACAAAAGTAAAGGATTAGGAGATACTGTTGAAAAGTTTACAAAAATGACTGGTGTTAAAAAATTAGTAGAAGTAATATATGAAGAAACAGGAGGAGATTGTGGATGTAATAAACGTAAAGATAAGTTAAATAAATTATTCCCTTATGGAAAATAAAACCAGAACATTAATAGAAAACCTATCATTAAATGATAAAGCCAAATTGTATTATATGGCTTTACTTAAGAAGGGCAAAATAGATAAATTACCTGAAGACCCTAAAGCAGCTTATGTTAGAGATATGATGGGCAAAATGGAAGAAGGTACAGATTGGAAAAACATAACAGCAGATCTATTAGGTTTAATACCAGGTTTAGGGGAACCAGCAGATCTTTACAACGCTATAGATTATGCTAATAAAGGAGATTATTTATATTCAGGGTTAGCATTAGTATCAATGATCCCAGAATATGGGGATATAGCAGCTAAAGCAATTAAAATCATGGTTGCAACGGGCCAGTTACAGAATAAAATGCTTAAAAAAATTGCTGATGGAATAAATAAACATTGGGATAAAATAGAACAAATGTTTGATTATATAGAAGAAAAAGCACCTGATAATAAACTTAAACCTCATATTCCAAAAATTAAAAACACATTAAAATTATTTGTAGATGAGGCTAAAACAGCTTCAGATCTTATGATTGATAAAGATGGTAATTTTAAACCATTTACCCAAGGTGTTGATGATACTGCTAAAGATCTTAAAACAGCAATGGCAAGAAAACAACAAACTCAAAAAGATATAGAAACAGGAGACAATTATGTAAAAGATGCTGGTGAGAAAGTTGCAAGTTTATTTAAAGAAACAGCTACTGAATTAGGATATTTAAATGAAAATGATATACTTCAAAAAATAGAAAATGGAGTAAATGCAATATCTGGAGGGGGAAGAAGGCATGCATCTGTTTCTGATAGAGGAGATAAAATTAGAATTAAATTTTCTTATATGAGAGATGAATTTAGTGATGAAGAATGGGGTAAAATTAAAACATACATTACACAAATGGGACTTAAAATTTTAGACGATTCAAACTATTATGAAGCAAATTATGATAGAGAAGAACCAGCAGAAGCAGTTCCTACAATACATTTAAAAAAATAAAAGTTATGCAACAAAAAGTACAAGGATTAAATAAAGAATTTAGTAAAAAAGATGTAAATAGAGCCCGTAATTTAATTATGGGTAAAACTGATGCATCTACAGGCACACAAATAGGATATAAAAAAGAAACTAAAGAATATAAAGAGGGAGATGTTTGGACAGAAAACAAAAAAACTTGGACTATAAAAAATGGTATAAAACAAACAATATCTAAATTAGATAAAATAAAAAAAGAAGTATTTACCCCTTTATGTTGTCCAAAGTGTAATAAAGTAATGAAAAGTCGTATAAGTAGAGACAACTATAAAGTACATAAAAAATGCCACGATTGTGTTATAGAATTTGAACATAAGTTAAGAATCCGTGGACAATATGATGATTATAAAAGACTTTTAAAAGCAAAAAATAACCTTACTATACTAGATGAAATGGAATCATATTTATTAGGGGCAGTAAATGCTACAAATGATGGATTTGTATCAGAAGATGGTGTTATTGAAAGATGGGTAGGAGGTGTTGATAAAGAAAAAATGACCAAAGATATAACAAAGTTTGCAAACGAAAGAAGAGAAGGAATAATAAAAGAAATTAATGACCAAGAGGGAACTAAGAGAACTAATTAGAAGTACTATAAAAGAATACACAGGTACCGGAGCGGGGGGAGGTGGACACAATCCTACTGATGGTAATAATGTTACTTCCCAACGTATAGGGGGTTCTTTTAAAACCGATGAAGACGAAATAGAATTTTATGCGGGCCAAAATGCGGGTAGAGGGGGTAAAGGATTACAAACAAGAGGAATGGAAAAAACACAAGCAGTAGGTAACCCAAACAGATCACGTTTTCCAAAATTTTAAAAAATGAAAAAGAAAGACATCATACAATTAGTTAAAAATGTAGTTAAAGAAAACACATTTTATGGTAATCGTGAACAACCAAGCACTATTGGTTCTACAACAGCAGTTGTACCTACAGACGAATATCCATTCTCTAGAAGACCAAAAAGAACAGCAACTGGTATGATGGAATTTGACCAACCA